CGAGGATGTGTTTGCGCATGGTCAGCTCCGTGCGATCAGGGAAACGGCCGGGAACCCGCCGAAGGGCAGCTGGTTGCCCTGGCCAAAGCGAACTGTGCAGCCTGAGTCCAGACAGCCATTGCACTGGTCCTTGGCCGGGTCGCCCGTGGCGTTTCCATCGAGGTCGAAGTAGGGGCCGGTGTATCCGCAGTTGGGGCCGCGGTAGCCGGCGGTCATCGCCCAGTGGCACAGCTGGGTCATCTGCCGGCCAATGGTCTCGCCGCCGACATCGCCAGGGCTAGCGAGCTCCCAGGCGACCGTGGTACCGCTCTCCGACACCTTCTGATCGATGTACCAGACCTCGATCGCTTCTTCGGTAGGGTCTGCCTCCAGGTTGCCGGCGGGGAAGTTTGCCGCGTCTAAGTAGCGCGCCATGGTGTGACGCATGGTCAGCTTGAACTCGAGCAGGTTGTCGAAGGCCAGGCATAGCGCTGTGATCCTGCCGTTGACGTTGCCTACGGTCAGCGTGGGTCGCACGGCGGTGCCGTCCGAGTTCGCTTCAATGCCCTCGATCTGCATTGGCCAGGCCCCGTACTCGTTGCCCTGCCACCAGATCGACTTCGCCGGAAGCTGATCGGCGTCAACGCCAGCCGCTGCCAGCTCGTCGGGCGTGTGCGGTATCGCATGCCCATGAAATCGCAGCGTGTCCGCTCCGAAATCGGAGCCGTCCAGTTCGAACAGCAGGATTTCCGCGCCCGGTTCCAGCTTCTGCAGCTGAGTGATCAAGCTCATGGATGAAACGCTCTCTCAAAGGTTGCCGTCAGCACCACCACCCCACCCGGCTTGCGCTGCTGCCGAAAGGCCTTGCAGCGGTACATGCCGAGTACACCCTCGGGGTTGGTCCACAAGAACGCGGTAGCGCCCCGGTGCCGTCTAATGAAGACCAGGATGGGCGCGACCTCGTCCGCCAAGCCGCCGAACGAAAGCGACCAGCTGTCTGTTTCGGCGTTCAAGCCATCGGTGGACACTTGGGCATAGTTGTCACCGAACTGTGATGTCCGAGTCCGCAGGGTGCTGTCACCGCCGGCCTCGTCGTCAGGAGTCCAGGTAAATGTTTCGATCGCCATCAGCGTCTCCCGTTGCTGTTTCGATAGCTCACGCCACCGGCGCGCCAAGAGTCGGTAATGGCTCGATCAGCTACACCCTGCATCTGCTTCTGCAAATTCTGCTGAAGCGCAGTGCTATCAAGCTCCATACCATCTGAACTGCGATCCTCCACAGTGACAGCCACGGGCGCATTCACTTGCACCACAGTCGAGCCCCCGCCGGCACCACCAATCATCTGCACGCCCAGGGATCCGTCGGAGCCGCGCGCCAGCGGCATGATCGCTTCAGGGCCAGCTTCCCCGACAACGCCGAGATCCCCTCCAGCCAGGCCAAATGGAGTTGGGGTGTTCACTATGCTGTTTGTGAAGGCGCCACCTTTGGCAAAGAATTGCACGCCTCCATCCCAGCCGCCCCCCTTAGCCTGCTTCACGCCAGACCAATTGCTGAGGTAATCAGAGCCGTAGCCTGCCTGAGATGCGCCCAAGTTCGAAGAAACTGCACCCGCCGATCCTGTCGGCAAGCCATTTCCCCCGCCGCCGCCAAACCAGCTACTTGCAGCGGATACACCTAAGCCCACCAAGCCACTTAACAGCGAACTCGCGGCTTGTTGACTCGCTATCCTGGCCATATCCGAGATCACGCTAACGGTGAAGCTCTTGAAGTTGGCCTTCCCCGTCATGGCAAACTCGGCCACAGCGTCACGTGCCGTATTGAAACCGGTGGTGAGCATGTCGTCAGTTGCGCCAGCCACGTTCGCTGCGTCAGCCTGGATGTTGGCCCAAGCCCGGTTGGCGCCGTTTCGGTAGTCGCGCTGCGCCTGCAATCTGGCCTCGAAGCCGTCGACCTCCATCTGCAACTCACGCGCCTGGTAGTCGGCGAGGTCTGCCAGCCGCTGCTGGTAGGCGTCCTGACTGAGCCGGCGCGACACGTCCTCTTGCTGCTCCTCCAGTTGTCGACGCGCCTCCGCATATTTCTGCCGGACGGTGTTTAACCGGTCGGTCTCTTCACGCTGGTCATCGCCCATACCTACGCCGGCCACATCCGCATTGATTGCATCCTGACGGGTCTGCAGGACCACTTCCATCGCCTTGCGGTAGGCATCGGCACTGTTACGTCGCACCTCGGCAAGCTTCCGATCTTCCTCGGCTCGCTTCTGCAGCACGGGATCGGCATAGGCCGTGTTGAGGTTTTTGATGCCGAGCTCCATCTCGGCGGCGGTGATTTTGCCCGCGGCTTGCGCCTTGCGCAGCCCCTGCACGCCCTCCGCCAGATCCTCCAGCCGCTTTTTCTCGGGCAACGCGCGGTCGATGATCGCGTCGAGGGCCTTGATCTCATCCTTTAGCGCCTTCGCGCGGTCCTTGCTGCCCTCGGTGGCATCCTTGTTGGCCTTCTTCTGCGACTCGATCGCGCTGGCAGCCGAAAGAATCGCCTGGCGATCTGTTTCGGTGAGGTCGGCGTTTTCCTCGATGTAGCGATTGGCGATTCTCGTCGCGTCGCCATTATCCTGCAGGCCTGCCAGCTGCTTCTGGAGCGTTTCCAGGTAGGTCTGCCCTGCCGTGCTCATGCCGACCTTCGCGGCATTGTTCGCCTGGGTGGCCGAGGTGTTTTCTTCGGTGACCCCGGTGAGCACCCGCAGGGTTTCGGCAATCAGGCCTGAACGCTGATCGGCATCGCTGACAGCGCCAGCCTGGGTGATCCACTGCTGCAGGGTTCCGGCCGGAAGCTGTAGTCGAGCGCCGACCTCCTGCAGGATTGGCGACAACCCCTGACCGGCGGAGCGTGCTTCGTTTAAACGGTCAATCAGGCCTTGGTATTCGGCAAGCTGGCGGTTGTATTGGCCACCGGAGTCACGCGCCGGCGCAGTGACTACAGCAGATCGGATGGACTGGGCCAGGTCGCCGTATGCATCCTTGACCTTGTCTGCAGAGGTTATCTGTTCCTGCTGCCACTTGACCAACGACGCTTCGCGCTGGTCCTTGTTGAGCTTCGCGAACTCTTCCCGCAACTGCGAGACCGGCTTACGCATCTCTTCGAGGCTGATGCCCGCCCGATCTGCGTTATCGCGCAACAACAGGAAGCTGGCCGCTGCGGTACCTGCCAGCAGGGCCAGGCCCATCGGTCCGCCCAGTACACCAAGCAAGCCGGCGCTGACAGATCGAAGGCCACTCTGAGCAGTTGCTACCGCTGCAGTAGCAGCAGCTTCTCTCTGCCGCGCCTGAGCCAGTTGGATCGACATCTGCGTCTGAACCGCAGTGCCTTGCGCTGCCGCAGCCTCGCGAGCGGCCAGGATGGTTGCGGTTTGGGCCTTGCGCTGATCGGCGATGGCCGCCTGCAAAACTGCCTCGGCCTGGGCAATACGCGCCGCACGGTCAGCCCGTGCCGCCTGGACTGCCATCCCAGACTTGGCCACATAGTTGGTCAGGGCCGCAGCACCGACGCCGCCCATGGCCACGGCCACCAGATTCACGTTGTCCGCCAGCGCAATTAGCACGTTTGCCAAGCCTGCGACTATGCCGGTTTGCTCCTCCATCCCACCCAGGAATGTCTGAATGGCGTTGCTGATGTTCACCATCGCGTCCTGGACGCTGGTGGACATGTCGGCCGCAGCCTTGCGGTTGGCCTCCACGGTGCGCAGCAGGCCGGTATTGATATCATCGAGCGACAGCTTGCCCTGGACGCCGAGCTTTCTGATCTCCTCCGCGCTCTTGCCTGTGGCAGTGGCGATGGCAGTGACGATGGTGGGCATGGCGTCCTGAATGGACACCCAGCCATCCGCTTCAACTTTTCCGGTCTGCAATGCCTTGGAGTAGGCATCCAGTGCGGAGCCGGCCTTGTCGGCAGCGGCAGCGTTGGTCACGAGCAGGAAGCTGAAGCTGTCGGTGATATCCAGCGTCTGCTGGGTGTTGAATCCCAGACTGCGCATCACATCTGCGGTGCGGATGTACAGCTCTTGGGCCTCAGCCAGTGGCCGGTAGGTTTCTTGAGCAGTTTGCAGCAGGTGCTCCTGCACCGCCTGGTACTCACCAGCGCTGCCGGCTGCGGCCTTCATGCGGTCGGACATCTGACCGTAGGCGTCAACCTGCTGAATGATGCTGCCAATCAGGCCGGCACCTGCGACGGCGGCAAAGGCGCCACGCATCAGCCCCCCAGCCCTCTGAGCAGCAACACCGGCGGTGTCGAACGCAGAGTCAACCTGCTCAAGGTTGCGGTCGATCGACTGGGCGGTGCGTGCCACCACCTGGTCCGCGCTGGCCAGTTCGCGGCGCAGCTGTGCCGTGGTGGCCTCGATCTGGACCAGCATCCCCTGGACTTGTTGGTCGGCCATGCAAATCTCCAAGCACAAAACACCGCACGGAGGCGGCACGCTGTCTACTGTTTGGGCCGCCCTCGCAGGAAGCTCTTCAACTTGTCCGCAACGCTTTCACGCTTCTGCGGGGACGCCGGGGCTTGCCCCTGGCCTTGGCCCTGCCCTCGTCCGGTCCAATCGAGCCGAGCATCGAGAGCGAGCATGATTTGCGGGATGGGGGTGTGCCACGCGGTGTCAGGCGGCCAGCCAAGCCAGCCGGTGGCCACGCCGAACAAGTAGTCGACGTAGCTGCCGTTCTTCACTGCGCTGTGCTGACCGCCTCGTCCTTTCCCCGGGCAGCCACGCTCGGTGGCACCGGGTTGAGCAGGACGGTGATGAACTCGGTCAGCTTGCCGGACACTTGGGCCACGCCGGTGTGAAACACTTCACCTGCGATGACGGGGTGCTGATCCGGCTTCAGGTCTGCCCCTGCGACAACAACGTCGGCACAGGCGGCGATGCTCATCAGGCGCATAGCCTCCAGCGCGCCGCGCAGCCCGCCAAAACGGGCCTCGATGCGCAGCGCCGCATCCAGCGTGGGCTTAAGGGTGTAGCTGCGCGCACCGATCACCAGTGTGACTGTGCCATGCAGGGCTTCGCTCATTGGGGTTCTCGCAACGATGGAAGGGGCTCAGCCCCTTCGATCATGGGGCGGCCGGGCCGGCAGGGATTTCGATGATGTCGGTGTTGATCGCGAACGTCATATTGCGACGCACCACGTTATCAGCCGCGCCTGGAGCCACGGTGTTGTTCATCACCTTCACGCCGAAGTAGAAGGTGGTCGGCAGAATGGCAGGGGTTGCATCTGGATCGCCGTCGTTGAGCGTGACCTTGACGTTGTAATTGCCCTTGGAACGGTCCTTGTGCGCTACTGATACGGCCTTCTGACCGGCATCGCCGCTGTCCAGGCCTACGGTCAGGGTCATGTTGCCCGCGTCGGCGGTGCCCTTGTATTTGCGCACGCGGCCATCGCTCAGGGCAGTGAAGTTAACGGCGCTGAAGGTGTCGCCAAACTCGCCCAGATCTTCGATCTCACCCACCTGGACATAGGTGTCAGCTTTGTACTCGGTTTCACTATCGGCGCCGGTCTTGCCGCCAATGGAAAGGCGGCAGCCGGCGGCTGTATTGAGGTTGTCGTCGGCCATGGGGATTCCTCCAAAGGCACATTGGATAAAAGCCGCGGCGCGGCCGGTGGGTGATTCAGTGGGTGGTGATCACGCGGACGGTGATCGAACCCTGGTACGTGATGCCATCGGCGTCACGCTGAGCGTCCGCCTGCTCGACACGTACGGAGACAGCGCGACCAACCTCCAGCGGCAGCCGTCGCTCGTCCAAGGCGGCGATAACCTCGCCGTTGATGCGCTTGACCTCAGCCTGTCCAACGGCATCGGACCAGACGGACAAGTACAGCAGGCGCGTTTCGCGCTTGCGGCCCGAGATCGGAGTGCTATTGACCGATATCTCACGGTCGATGGACACGTACGGCATATCCGCGTTGAGCGGCGCCCCGTCGTAGACCGGGCAACTGATCTCAGCCTGAAGCCTGGCGAAGATGGCCTCCTGCAGGGCCAGCGATGGGTCAGCCATTTCCTACTCCCTGGCTCGCCTTGCGCAGGGTGCGGCGGACGGCGGCTTCGATATCAGCTAGGACGTATTCGCGGTTCACTTGCATGGATGGACGTAACCACGGATGCGCCGGCCTGGCCGGGATGTCCGGGTGTTTGCCGAAAAAGTTTTCCCCGTCGCTCTTGTTGGTGTCGCGCCGGCTGCGACTGCCCGCCCATTTGCCGCCGGTGTAGCCCTTGGTCCCGTACTCGATGAAACGCAGGTAGAAGAACCGCCGGTTATCGCGCTTGCCGCGTATGCCGATCTGCGCGTCCAGGCCACTCGGCGAAACGTAGACCTTGAGCGCAGCGGCGGCAGCACCGGTGTCCTTCGGAATCAGCTGACGCTGCGTATCCAAGATGCGGTTGGCAGCCTTGAGCATCGCCGGCTGCAGTTCATTGTCCATCGTCTTGTGGATATTGCGTAGCGTCCGGCGCAGCCGGATATCGCCACGGATGCTCGACCGGCGCGGCATGGCCTACTCCTTCCCTGGGTCGGCCTTCACGGGCTTGGCAGCCGTCTCGGTAACGGCTTCGGCGTAACCCCGGGCAATGAGGCCTTCGCCGTGCTCCTTGGTCACCTCGAACTCCTCGCCCTTTTCACGCTCACCAGATGCGCCCGTCAGCGGGCCCAGTGCTCGAATCTTCATAGTTCACCTCATGGGTTGGGGACTGATGAGCACAAGAGCCTCATCAGGGTGTTGTCGTTGTCTGGCAGAACCGCCTCGACCTGATAAGTAACTCCGCGTCGCGTGAGCCGAGATCCTGCAACGATGTCTGAGCGCGGCCTGCCGATGATTTCCGCTGTCAAAACAGCATTCAGTTTTTCAGCAACAGCTGTGACCCGACCGCTTGGAGTTCGAACCTCTCCCCACATTTCAGGGCGAGCAGCAGGCAGCCAGGTCACTGTGGCGCCACCTGATTTGTTCCTCTCCTCATGCCTATGAGCCACCTGCAGCCGATGACGCAACGGACCGGCCCTCATACACCCCACCCAATCCGATGCGGGGTCAGCAGAGCCACCGAGCCTTTCGGTAGCTCGGTGGCAATGGTGCCAATCACAACGTCCTCGCGGTTCGCATAAAGATGGCCGAGGATCAGCAAGCAGGCAGCGCTGATCTGCTTGTTGCTGACCATAGGGCGCTCGCCGGCATCACCCACAGCTACCGCAACATCCAGCGCTTCTTGGTCGGCGTAAAAGCGGCGGCCCAGATAGTCCATCGCCTGCCCTTCTGCAGCCTCGATCAGGAGCTCAAGATACTCGTCATCATCGTCTGGATCACGAAGGTGATGACGGGCGATGGTCAAGCTGATGACCGACATACCCTCACTCCTTCAGCGGTTCGAGGGATGCCAGATTCCGCTGCACCAGTTCTTCAGCGTGCCGGCGCGGCACCGTATACGCCGGGCCGCCGCGACGGCGAAGCTCGCCTTCATCCATGTATGACCGCAGCGGATAGATCTGAAGAGTCGCAGGGTTGGGCTTCGCCTGCTCTTCTGGTGCCACCTGACCAGTGCCGGCGCTGCTTCTGGCCAAGGTTGATGCAGCCTTACCGGCGTCTTCGGATCCCGCAGCGTCAGTTGTGGCGATGCCGGGGCTGGTACCCTGATCGCCCGTGGCGACATCCGGCCCAGTGCCGGCGACTGCTTGTCCTTCTGGCGGCACCAGCCCCGAGCCTTCCGCTTGGCCTGGAGCAACTGCCGGGGAACCCGAGTCGGTTGAGTCGCTGCTATCTGGGACAAGCGCAGAGCCAGCCGAAGGAGGCGAACCGGCAGTTTCAGAAGAGCCGCTGCTGGAGTCAACGGTGGTGACCGGATCCTTCGCATCAGCCGTGGAGGCTGGTGTTTCCTGTTTACGTGCCATTTGATTACTCCATTGGGGCGCCATCTCTGGCGCCGCGTTGCGAAAGAGTTAAGGAGTGACCAGCGGGCCAGTGACGAACGCCTCGTCGCGGTAGATCGCGAATGCCAGGCGCTCCTCGGCACGGATCGTTGCCATGTTGTTCTCGAAGTCCTTGTCGTTCTCGGTCGAGATCAGCACTTCGATCTCCATGCGGTCGAAGATCTGTGCGCCGAGCTTGAACGCGCCGACCAGGAAGTCGTTCTGGGTCATGGCCTGAGTCGAAACCACCGGGCGATTCCAGAGCTTCGCGTTGGTGCCTTCCTGCGGCTGGCCGATGATGTACCGGCCCTCACCATCCTTGGTGAGCTCGATCGCTGCCCAGTCGATGGGGTTCAGCACGATGCCGTCCGAGGGGAAGTCGGCCAGCTCTGCTTGCAGCAGCGCGAGGCGCAGACGGTCGATCCGTTGCTCGCCCACTACCGTCAGCCCGGCCTGCGGGGCATACAGCTGAGCAACAGTCACAAGACCCTGCAGGTTGGCACCGGTACCGTTGCCGTAGAGCAGCTGAGCCTCTTCCGCCATGTTCAGGCCGTAGCGAGCGCGACCGTCGATGTAGCTCTGGAGTGCCTTGGCATCGTCGAGCATCTGCCGACTCGCCTTGAACAGGTGGGCAATGGTGCGGACGTTCGCGGTGGTCAGCGCGAAGGTGATGTCGGAGTACGGCTTGGCGGTGTTCTCCGC